AGTTATGGTTGGAGGCGGTATCAGTAGTGCAAGTGTTTTGTACAACCCTGCAACTGGAGAAGTTAGGGCAGTAGAGGGCGATCCAACTAGCCAAATGATCTCTCGTGGCGCAAACATCCAAGCCATGGCTAAAGATGCCTACAATAAAGGTGTTGCTCAACCTGTCTATGACGCACAAAAAGACATGGAAACGATGGACAACATCGTGAACGCTCAAGAGGGCGATATAGATGGTGCTATTTTAAACCAGTACACGGCTGCTAAAGAGAGGCTAAGTAACGCTCAAAGAGCGGCCTTGTCTAATGTTTCTAATCCTTCAACTACAGACATGGTGATGAACAACCCTGCACCTTACACGACACCAGTTCTTACTGGTCTCGAGCAAATGGAGCAGCCATTCATACCGAATGTTCTGCCTGTAGAAACTCAGGCTACTGGTATCAACACACAAATAACTCCTAACATGGTCAACAAGCCAAATGTCCCTAATGTGGACTTTGCAGATCCGACCATGGTGCCACCAGTACAGGGACCTGTTCTCATCGATACAACTCAGCCAAACAATGAGACGACTACTGGTGTGCTAGGCGGTACAACAGGTGCGGCAGCCGGAGGACCAAGTGTTCGCTCAATCATGAGTTCTTCGGGTCCGAAGACCAGTAACAGACGTGGCTCTATGATGCCTGACATGCTGATCGATAGGAACGAGGCTCTCATTCGTATTGGTGGAAGAATGTATGGTGGTGCGCTCAAGGGTGACGGTATTAGTGCCGCTACTGATGAGTATGGCAAGATCCAAGATGCTAACCGTGCAACTGCCATGGAAAAGTATAAGACAGATCAGGCTACGAAACTCGCCATGGCTAAAGCAGCCGCTAAAGGTGGTAAGTCTGATGACATCACTAAAGCCCTTAATGACACAAATATGCAGATGGACAGTTACCAACGTGCGCTGCAAGCAATAGCAGATAGCCGTGCGGCAGGTGGAAACCTGACAGGCGTCGGTGGGATGTTTAAGTCTTTCTTAGACAACTTCACAGGTGACGAAGACGGCGCACGTCGATTGATCCTATCTAAGGTGAAAGTTGATGATGCCTTATTGCGTGTTGCACATACTAAAGGTGCGATCTCTAACGCTGAGATGAAACTCTTCTTATCTCCGGCTCCAAAGAACTGGCAAGACGAGAAAATCTGGGAGTCATGGCTTTTAGAACGAGTAGATGCCTTAGAGAAAGTTCAAGCAAGATTGCGAAATGGACAAGAGGTCCCAGACGACATGAAGGGACCTAATGTTGCGGCTACGAGAGCATCAATGGCTTCTGAGCCAGATGCTGAAGGCTTCACGATTAAAGAAACTACACAAAAGTAGGAAGGCTAATCATGCCAACATATGAAATAACGGCTCCTGACGGACGTACGTTCGAAGTAACAGGACCGAATAAAGAAGGTGCGTTGGCAGCCTTAAAGGCCCAACTGGCTAAAGAAACACAATCGGCACAAACTGAGGCTCCCGACACTAGTGTCATGGGGGCCTTACGCTACGGTGGAAACCAAGCCCAGAGTTTAGCAGGTAAAGGTATCCAAAGTTTTGGTGAACTCATCGACAACCAGACACTTCAAGATGTCGGCCAAACCATGGACGAGAAGAACCAAAGAGAAGCCGAAGCGGTTGGTTATCAGAGACCAGAGAATGCAGACGGTATCATCAAGAACTTAAAAGAGGGTGATATTGGTGGTGCAGGTAAGTCTTTGTTGTACTCTACGGCTGAAGCGGCTCCACAAGTAGCCGTTGGTGCAGGTACATCGTTGGCGGCTGCCGGAGCAATGGCAGGTGCGCCAATCGTTGGCGGTACTCTTGCTGCAGGTGGTACAATCTTGGGCATAAACCAAGCACTTGGTGCCAACAGAGCCGAGAAAGAAGAGAAGGGCCTAGATCCTACAGCGACAATCACTGATTTATCTACAGCGATCGCTAGTGGCTTGATCGAACTTACACCTCTAAAAGGTGGTGGTGCTACTCTGAAAGTTCTACGTGAAGGAGCGCAAGAGATGGGACAAGAAGGTCTCGTCATTGGTGGTACAGCCGTCCAAGGCGGTGAGTACGTTCCAGAAGAGATCCTTACACGAGTAGCAGAAGCAGGTATCGTAGGTGCAACAATCTCAAAAGGCATCAACACCGCCATCACCACAGTTGATAAAGCAGGTAAGACTGTATTCCGACCAAAAGAAGAGTTGGATGCAGAGACTGGTCAGGCTGCAGGTGATGTCGCGAGAATGATGGATGAGATTGCTAAGAGTGAAGGTTTCAATCGTCGTAACGTAGATCCTTCGTCTCAAAAGGGCGCAAATGCCATCTTAGACGAAACAAGGAAACAAGTAAGAACCGAAATTGGCGCAGCCATGGATGTTCTTAACCCAGAGATATTAAAGAATGCCGACAAAGCAACAAAAAACCGATTCAAAGAAATCCTCCGAGCGGCCCGTAATAAAGTATCTGGTCAGGTCACGAAAAAAGATCTCGAGTTTGTTAAACAGAAAGTCGGTAACACGTATGAAGGACGATCACTACTAAATGCTCTCCGTAAAGCAAATGTTGTCACCGAAGTTTATAGCGCAGGTCTTAAAGGCGGTGTTTCACAGTTTACTGACAATTTTAATCCTCTCCCTCGTTTTGGGAGGTCTTACACTCCTGCAGGGCTGCTCACCGGAAACATCAATATGGGTGCCGCTGCCGCTACTGGAGGTCAGACACTAGCAATACAGATCCCTGCCGTCATAGGTGGTCGAGCAATCGACGCCGTGACAGGCAGACGAAGCAAGGTAAACACCTTCATTCGAAAGAACCGGAAGAAAGCAGGGTTGGACGATCCGAAAGGACCTAAAGTCGAAGGGCGTACAGCCGCTCTTAGGGCAGCCGCTCAACAACAGGCAGCCGCTAGGAAGCAAGCGGATCAAGAGGCAACCACGGCGTCTTATGTCGCTCAATACAACCAAGGATTGCCACCTAACCCTGCATCTCCAAGAGGTAAAGTTTTCGAAGGTATTGCAGAAGTAGATCCTACGATCCAACAGAACCTTACTCCTAGAGAAATCGACCAGATGATCGATGACATCTTAACTAGACAGGAGCAAAGGTTTGCAGGGATGGGTAAAGATGGCGACATAATGCTAAGAGCCATCGAGCAATACAGGCAAATGCTGCAGACTGGTAAGATGGGAAAGACAGAAGCACCACTAAATTCTGTCATTGCTATGATAAAAGATATGATACCCAGACAACCAGTGCAGACGCCTCCACAAGGCGGTAGTCCCCTTCCTCCTGGTCAAACTACGCCAGTCGCTCCTAGACCTGCTCGAGTTCAAGACGGAATCGAAGGAAACCGTGCATTTCTTGACAATTTAGGCACTCAAATCGACGCATCACCTGCATCTGTTGCTGATAAGGCAATTTTAAAGCAAGCGATAGGGGATATGCGTCTAAATCTGGGCTCAGATCCTGTAAAGAAACTGAAGTCAATTATCAGTGATGCTACAGGCAATCTTTCGCAGAAAAACCTTGCGGAACAGTACCTCAAACCCTATTTAAACAGGATAGAGATGCAGCAAGCCGCACGTAAGGCCAAAGCATCAAGAGCGAAACCAAAGGCGAAACAAGATGCCCCAAGTCAAGAAACAGGACCTACAGGAGATCAAGGAGGTGACGTACGCCCCGATGGAGACACCCCTCCCATCCTTGAAACCCAACCAGATCCTAGACCCAAAGTTAAAAAGCCTACTAAAGCAAAAACCAAAGAAAACCTCCCAGACGTCACCGCAATAATCAATATCGGTAAGGTTGGGACTAAGTACGAGAACGGTATTCAAGATGTGGATACGGCTCTCGAAGTTGCTAATATTCTAGGTATCACTGCATCAATGCTGAACTCTGGAACTGCAGTTCAGAAGGCAGCAAAAGTAGGTAAAGGTACTATGGCAAGCCACAACTGGAATCCTAATTTTAAAGGTTTCGGTAGTAGGATCTTTTTCATTAAGCCTTTTGGTTCATATAGAGGCAAGAAAATCTCTAAATTAGACTCTTTGCATAGTGCGCTCCATGAAATGGGACACGCACTTACACAAGGTAATCTGGATGGTACAGGTAGATTTGGATTAGATTACTCGGCAAACATACGTGGTGGAAAGGATATGATTGGTAAAAACTCCTATAACTTTTCTGTCATGAAGCCACTGATTGAAGCAAAAGGTAAGGATCCTCGTAAGAATCCGATGATTGCAGAAATCATAGCGTTTCAAGAAAGTGCTAAAGGTGGTTTTACTCAAAATAACCCCAGTGAAACTATACAGGCACGTCCAGACATCATTAGATACCTCAAGGCCATTCAAGAGGCTGAACAAAGTGGTAATGTGGAAGCGCAAAAGGTTTGGCGCAATAGTTTGGAGCGTTTTAGAAAGTATGCCGAAAGTAACGCTGAGTTAACAGTAGACCCAATGTGGCTCTATTTGATGAACCCAAAACTTGCCAAAGAAATCATGCCACTGAATACAAAGGCGATACGAGAAGAGTTTAGGAAAGCCGGAAACAATAAGATCCAGTTTTACTCTCATCCGTTTGCTACAATCCTTGCCGCTGTAATGGGTATGGGAATGTTAGCAGCCCTCGGACTCGAAGAACCAGATGAAGAGGTCATGCCAGATGGCATCCTAACTGCGTAAAGAGGCCCTTCGGGGCCTTTTCTACATAAGGAGACTTATATGGGCGCACCAAAGAACCCTCGAAAGAAAGCCCCTGACAAGGAACTAAAGAACCCAAATATGGCACGTAAGGGAAGTCAGAACTACTTCTCCAAATTGATGTCTACACCAGAAGGCCGAGCATTGAGAAAGCAATGGTCAAACAAGCCTAAGAAAAATGCAGGTCGTCCAAGAGGAACTCCCGACGGTTACACTGCAGAAATGATCGCACCGATCAGAAAACAAGCAAAAGCAGATGCTGAAAGGATTGTTGCTATAATGGCTAAAGAAAACAATATCGACGACGAGTATGCAGTCGAAGCACTGAAGACCGCCGTGGAAATCATGCGCGAACCTGCACAGAACAGAGACCGCTTAACAGCGGCTCGAATGGTCTTAGATTTCACTAAGACAAAACCTGCCGCTAAGAGCGAAGTCACAATCGGTAAGGCCGAAGCCTTCTTGGAGTCGCTACTAGGCGACGAAGAAGAAGAGCAAGATGGACAAGAAACTTAAAGCAGTCAGAAAGAAGTTATTCGAAGACTTCGATTTCTACGCAAAATCAGCCCTCAAGATAAGAACTAAAGATGGAGACATCCAACCTCTTAATCTGAAACCTGCACAGAGAATACTGCAAGATGCAGTCGACAAGCAGCTATCAACTGAGGGCAAAGTAAGGATCATAATTCTCAAGGCGAGACAGCAAGGTCTTAGTACCTATTGCGGTGGTTATCTCTATCACAATGTGTCTCAGCGAAAAGCCTGTAAAGCGATGGTGATTACTCATCACTCTGACAGTACTCGAGCCTTGTTTGATATGACCAAGAGGTATCATGAGAATTGTCCAGAACTTCTAAAACCACATACTAAATACTCCTCTCGCCGTGAACTTACATTTGACGTCTTAGACAGTTCTTATGTTGTGGCTACGGCAGGGGGTGAGAGTATTGGTCGAGGTGAGACACTTACTCACGTACATGCTTCTGAAATAGCGTTTTGGCAAAAGACCACTGCGCTAGAGAACTGGAACGGCCTCACACAAGCAGTCCCAAACAAGAAGGGAACTGCGATCTTTGTAGAGAGTACGGCTAACGGTGTTAGTGGTGTTTTCTATGATCTGTGGAGAGGAGCCGTGGAAGGAACTAATGGATATGTTCCGGTGTTTATTCCTTGGCATTTGGACCCCGACTATCGGGAGCCAGTTCCTGAGAACTTTGAACCAACACCAGAAGAGGAAGAACTAGTTGATAAGTACGGACTTGATGATGAGCAACTTATGTTCAGACGACGTAAGATCGCTCAGAACGGAATTGATTTATTCAGACAAGAGTATCCGATTGAGGCTGACGAAGCCTTCCTTACAACTGGTAGACCAGTGTTTAATCCCGAGTCACTCCAAGAGGCTCTCAACAATGCTCCAGATCCTATCAATAGACTGGCGTTAGAAGGTGACGAGTGGCTAGAGAACCCTCGAGGCGAACTGTCACTCTTCAAGAAACATGATGCCGGAGAGAGATACACGATTGGGGCAGACGTTGCCATGGGCGTGTCTGGTGGTGACTGGTCTGTAGCGCAGGTCTTGGACTCGAAGAAAAGGCAAGTAGCCACGTATCGAGCCAGAGTACATCCTGACTACTTTGCAACAGTTCTCTTCGCTCTTGGTGAGTTTTTCAATGAGGCTCTCATAATTGTAGAAAACAACAGCCACGGCATACTGACCTGTACAAGGCTCGGTAAGGACATGGCGTATCCAAATTTCTACACTGAGATCCAAGTCGACAAACTTACAGATAAAGAGACCGTTAAACTCGGTTTCACAACTACCTCCAAAACTAAGCCGCTTGTCATCGATGAACTGAGGGCAGCGCATAGGGAGGGAACAATCGAACTAAACGATAAAGTCACTATCCGAGAAATGCTCACATACATCGTCAATAACAGCGGTGCCATGGAGGCTGAAGCCGGATGTTTTGACGACTGTGTCATGAGTTTAGCACTCGCTAATCACATCCACGAGGGTGTGTGGACGCCAGTAGAGGCAGTCGATGAATTTTACATTGAGATGGTTTAGATATGAAATCAGAAGAATTACAAAAACTTGATGACGAGAAGATCCTCTCGATAGTCGACCAGAACTTGAGACGATCAATAGGCTACTACGATAGTGAACTGTCGAAAGAACGCCAAAAGGTTATGGACTATTACTCAGCCCATCTACCTAAACCTGCACATGATGGTAACAGTAAGTATGTGTCTCAGGACGTATACGATGCAGTCGAAAGTATGAAGGCTGCACTACTCGAGACTTTCAGTACAGGTAACAAAACACTTCGCTTCTCTCCTCAGAATGTTGACGACGTCCAGATGGCTGACGTGTGTACAGAATACACCGACTACGTCCTTCACAGACAAAACAACTTGTTCGAGGTGATGCAAACAGTGATCCACGACGGACTGATTGCAAGGGCAGGGATCTGTAAAGTCTACTGGGATCAAAGCACTGACAGTTACCTCGAAGACATCGAGGATCTGACAGAAGAAGAACTCGACATGCGCCTAGCAGACGAGATGACTGAGATCGAAGAGATCGAGACAGACGAATATGGAATGAACAATGGTCAACTACGGATCTACAGAGACACATCTCAAGTAAAGATCGAAGCAGTTGCACCCGAAGAGTTCCTAATCGAGCCACAATGTAAGTCGCTTGAAAGTGCCATGTTTATCGCCCACCGCACTAAGAAGTCACTCTCAGATCTGATCGAGATGGGCTATGACGAGAAAGTGGTCATGGAGATCAACGACGAGGACAATGACTTCGACAATGATCCAGAGATCCTCTCACGTTTTAACGAGATTGGTGCAGACCGAGGTTTCAAAGCAAATAGCAACCAGAAAATGTCCAGACAGGTTACAGTCGTTGAGGCATTTTTAGAATTAGACAAGTATGGTGAGGGCGTTTGTTCTCTATATCGTGTCGTCAAATCTGGCGGTACAATGTTGGAGTGTGAAGAGGTCCCTAGACTGCCATTTGTGGCTTTCGTTCCTTTACCTATTCCACATGCTTTTCATGGTAACAATTTTGCTGACAAACTAGTGGCGATACAGAATGCTAGAACTGTTCTTACACGGTCCATTCTTGACCATGCTATGGTTACGAACAATCCTAGATATACAGTCGTTAAAGGTGGACTTACTAATCCTCGAGAACTTATCGACAACCGTGTAGGCGGTATCGTCAACGTCACTCGACCAGATGCAATCTCACCTATGGCTCAAGCAAGCCTCAATCCATTTGTGTTTCAAACGATACAAATGCTTGACGAAGACAAAGAGGATACTTCCGGTGTCTCTCGACTGTCACAAGGCTTGAACAAAGACGCCATATCGAAACAGAACTCCGCTGCGATGGTCGAACAACTGGCGACGATGAGCCAACAACGACAAAAGATTATCGCACGTAACTTTGCTAACAACTTCCTCAAACCTCTCTTTCTCAAGGTCTACCAGATCTGCGTAGAGAACGAGACGGAAGAAAAGATCGTTGAGTTAGCAGGTAACTATGTAAAGATCACACCTGCACAGTGGTCAGACAAACGTGACGTGATGGTTGAGTTCAACCTCGGTTACGGTGAACAGGAGACACAGATCCAGAAGTATCTGGCTTTCCATCAACTGTTCTCGTCAGATCCAAGTCTAGGTCAAATGTATGGACCACAAGAGAAGCATCAGATGCTTTCTAAGATCCTCGATATGTCAGGGATCAAGAATGTAGCTGACTTCTTGAAAGATCCTAAGATGATCCCACCACCACCGCCTAATCCGGCTCAACAGATGCAAATGCAGATGCAACAGAAGCAACTGGAGATCTCGGATCGTCAAACTACGGTTGCCGAACAGAAAGCAGCCTATGAGGCAGAAATTGGTCGTATGAAACTCGAACTTGAGAGACTCAAAGCCGAGCAAGATTACGCCCTCAAGTCGGACAAGATGGATCTCGCTGAGAGCCAACAACAGCATAAAGAGATGGTGAACCTCGAAGAACTCGAGATCGCTAGACGTGCTGAAGACGTCCGAGCAATCGCAAGCCCTAATGGATAGGAACTTATGACAACACAAGAAGAGCAATTAATTCAGCATGGCGATGAGGCCGAGCAAATCTTAGGATCCTCGGCTTTCAACGCCACTGTAAATGAATTAGTCGACGAGGCTTTCAAAGCATTCGTCAACACTGAGCCTCACGAAACTGAAAAGCGTGAGGAAAAATATCGCCACTACCGAGCATTAGTCGACGTGGTGAACCATTTTAAACATAAAGTCGCGGTGCGAGATAGCATCAAAGAAGGCGACACTAGCCAAGAAGAGGACTAGCACCATGTCAGACGTGCAAAAGACCGAATCTGAACCTCGCGCATTGGATCTCAATGACGCGGCTGACGCCATCCTAGATCGTTGGACAGACGCTGAGAAGCCATCTGAAGACGAAGAAGTGGAGGCAACAACTGAAGACGTCGATGAGACAGACGTAGAAGAAGTTGAAACTGAGGAAGCCGAAGAACTCGAAGAAGTTGAAGAGTACGACGACGACCCTGATGAAGAGGAAGAAACCGAAGACGAAGAAGTCGACGACGAGGACGAAGAGGAAGACGATACCACTGAAGAAGTGAAAGTCGCCTCGGACGATACAATCGTCGAAGTCAAAGTGAACGGTGAAACTCAACAGGTATCTGTCAAGGACTTGAAACGTCTAGCAGGTCAAGAAGCATCCCTCACCCGAAAGTCTCAAGACTTAGCCGAACAACGTAAAGTTGCAGAAGAAGATTTTGCAAGAACGAATGCGGCATACCAAAAACTCTTAGATCGCGCCAAAGAACGATTAAAGCCATACTCAGAGATGGATATGCTAATCGCTCAGTCGCAGATGGACGTGGAAACATTTGCCCAACTACGACAAGACGCGAAACAGGCCGAAGAGGACGTCAAGTTCCTCGAAGAAGAAAGCAACTCCTTGCTGAAAGATATGCAAGCGAAGCGTCAGACTGCAGTTCAAGCAGCCGCGAAAGATTGTATTCGTGTGTTAGAAGAACAGATGCCAGACTGGGGCAACGACTTGTATAACGACATCAGGACGTATGCTGTCAAACAGGGCCTACCTCAACATGAAGTTGACCAGTACACAGATCCAAATGTGATCATGCTGATCAACAAGGCTCGTCTCTACGATGAAACTAAAGCGGCAGCCCAAACAAAGAAGGCTAAAGCAAAAGTGACAAAGAAGACGAAGAAGACCAAAGTGTTGAGTTCTAAGAAATCACCACCCACCAAAACTCAGATTAAGAAGGCTAATGCCGAGAAGGCACGTATGAAACTTCGAAACAATCCGAAGTATGGCGGTGGTATGGATGACGTAACCGAAGCCTTAATGGCACGTTGGGAAACCTAGTCTTTCCACTTCAATCTTAAACTTAAAGGAACTCAATTATGAGTACATATACAACCTATGACCAAGTTGGTCTGAAAGAGTCGGTTGCAGATATTATCACGGATATAACTCCTTTTGATACCCCTGCGATGACAATGTTCAAGGATGAGAAAGTCGGCGCACGTACATTCTCTTGGCTTGAGGACTCACTCGCTGCGGCCGGATCAAACGCGGCCGTTGAAGGAGCGGACGCTTCAATGGCAACATTAACCAATGCCGTCGAGCGTACAAACAACACCCAGATCCTTACTAAGGCGTTCCAAGTTTCTGCAACTGCAGACGCTGTCGGTACTTACGGTAGGGCGAAGGAAACGGCCCATCAGTTGGGCAAAGCCCTCAAGGAAATTAAGAGAGACGCAGAATTTGCACTAGTTGGTGCAGACCAAGCGGCTGTCGGTGGTTCCTCGAGTGTTGCTCGTCAGATGGCTTCTGCTATCGCTCAGATCTCTACTGTAGAGGCAGGTGGTTCAGCGGCTCTTACTGAGACAATGTTGTTGAACGCAGGTCAAACTGCTTACAACGCAGGGTCAGACGTAGACACTTTCATGATCAAGCCCGCTGACGCTCAGATCGTCGCAGGTTTCTCTGCAAGTGCAGGTCGTAACCGTGAAATCGCACAAGGTAAAACTTTGGTTAATGCGATAGACCTCTATGTTAGTCCCTACGGTGAGTACAGGGTGGTTTTGAATAGACACCTTGAAAGTTCACATGCCCTATTGATCGATCCGTCGATGTTTAAGACATGTACTCTCCGTCCGTTTACTCGAACACTCTTGAGTAAATCTGGGGACTCAGACAAGCATTTCGTCGTCGGCGAGATGTCTGTCAAGCACATGAACTTTGCTGACTCAGTAAAGATTAATGCGCTAACTTAACACCGCTATAGAACTGCA